GGTCGATGCGCGCGACTGCGGGTTGACCGCATACACGTTGGCAAACTGGATCTTGGTGCCGCGCGTTACGGTGCCGTTCAGCGCGTTGACCGTGATGGTCGAACCCGTCTGACTTGCGCCGTTGACCGTGTTGGTGCCAACCACAGCCGTACCGTTGGTGTGGATCGAAACGTTCTGATCCATGCCAACGTCAAGGCCAAAGCTGTTCTGAAGGCGACCCGACGAGAACTGCTTGCCGACCTTGTCGGTGTTGTTGAACAGACCGGCCATGCCCTGAACCATGGAGCCGTTGAAGGCCGGGTTCATGATAAGCGAACGTCCGCCGTCTTTCACCGGAGCGCCCATTTCGTCAAGGCGCTGGTTGATGCCGGTCATTGCCGCAATGGCAAGGGCCTGCGTGGTCGGCAACGTGCCGGGGGTGCCGATGGTGTTGTACGTCGCAACGCGCGCAACATCGAGGCCCTGACGGTCGATTTCGTTTGCCACGGTTGCCATTGCAGCCTGAAGCTTCTGGCTCATCTGCTGAATGGACAGGGTGCGCTCAAAGCCGGTGAAGTTGAGATCCGTACCGCCCTGCGACAGGGTCAGCGGGACAGTCGTTTCAACGGTGGACTGCGGGACAGCCACACGGCCAGCACGGTACTGGTAGCGGGGCGGACGCTTGATGTTGATCGTGGCGCCAGGCGAATAGCCGCGCGACTGATTGGCGGTAAATTCCTGATCCCAATCGCGGTTGACGGTGCTGGCAAATGCAAGCTGGTTTTCAAGGATAGCAAGTGCTTCCTTGGCAATAATCGAACATGTGACGAGGGTATTCGACATGGTAAAAGGTCCATCTATGGGAAAGCCGACGTCTCACGACGTGGGCAATTTCGTTTTGACCTTAGAACGCGGCTCCTTGCTTGCGTCTCATTTCGATGTAATCGTCCATCGATACTTTCGCGAGGTCCGACTGCCGAGCTGGTGCTGAGCGGATCGGGTTTACAGGGGCCGGTGCCTTGGTCGTCGGCTTGGCAACGGGTGTCGTCAAAGCTACCTCAAGACGGCCCAGCTCGATCGCTGCTTTCACGGGGCTGAGTTTGTTCAGCCGATTGGCAAGCTCTGGATGGGTCGCCATGTGATAAGCCAACTGAGGCCCTAGATCGCTGTCGAACAAAGCGTCGGCAACATGCGGTGCGATGTTGATGTCCGACGAACCGACCACGTCTGCATAGTCGGGGATGGTTGACCGCGCTTCTTCCAGTTTTGCCGCCCAGTTGGCCTCGCGAACCATTTCCGTGGTCTGCTGCGCCTTGGCGGACGACTGCCTGGTCAATGTCTGCTCAACTTTCCAGTCGGTCAGCGCGTCGATATAGCCGTCGTAAGTATCAAAACTGTCGGGGGTTGGCTTCGGTGCGCCTTCAACGGGCGAAGCTGGCGTCGGTTGGCTGACGAGGCCCTTGTAAAAATCGCGTTCGCGTTCGGCTTCCCGCCGCGCCCGAGTGAGATCGTTAATCCGATCCTGCGCTGTCTTACCACGCCGCTTTTCCTCGTGCAAGTCCTCGACCTGATCGTCGGGCTCCTCGGCCTCGGGCTCTGCTTCGGTTTCTACCGCAGGCGTTTCGGCAAAGCGGCCTTCCTCATCGCGCGGCTGCTCAATCGGCGCTTCCATCTCGGGGGTTGTGTCGTCGGTCATTTAAGCCTCCATCAAAACAAGCATGAATTGCAGAATGTCTTTTTCTTCTTCGTCTTGCAGCCGGATGCGCTCGCGCTCGTTGGCAACGGCCTGCTCAATCTGGCGGTTCAAATTTGCGACTTGCGTGTCGAGGCGCGCGAGTTTGCGCTTGCGAACCTCCTGCGCTTTTTTCTGCCGAATGATCGCGGATTGCGCGGCGTCCTGCGCGATCTGGACCGCGATTTGCCGGTCAATGTCGCGAAGATCTTCCAGCACAGTGCGCCTGCTGGTTTCGATCTTGGCGACTTGCGCTTGCAATTCGGCGGGTTTGGCCGGTGCTTTTGTGACCGGTTTCAGCGTCTCGCGGCGCTTTTTGCCCCATGGGTGCCAGATCTGGCCGGGATTAAAGATCTGCGGATTGACCGCAGCGTTGTCGATCGTTGGCGCGTAGCCGTTGAACGCGATGTGACCGACGCCGGGTGCTACCGTTTGCGATGCAGACGATTGGCTGACCGCAGGCAAATAGCCGGTGAACTGGACGTGGCCTTTGGCAGGGCTGACAATCTGCGTTGCGTTGATCGACGGCGCATAACCGGCAAAGCGAATCTGACCTTTGGCGGGCGAGGTAGTGTTGCTGACAACCTGCGATACGCTAGGCGCGTATCCCGTAAACCTGATCTGGCCTTTGCCTGGTGCTGCTGCCTGATCGCCTGCAACGCTAGGTGCATAGCCGGTTAGCCTGATCTGGCCTTTGGCCGGCGAGGCGGTGTTGCTGCCCGATGGCGCTGTAAACTGCCAGCCGGTATTGCCGCCGCCATCCACGTTGCCGTCAGACGTGTAGGCAAGGAACGTCGCGCCGCCGCTGGCATTGGAATCCTTGATCGTCTGGTTGAACAGCCGGATCGTGCCGCTGGTGCAAATCAGGTTGAACGCCGTGCCAGCCGACGAACTGCGCAACGTGCCGCTGGATAAGTTCAGCTTGCTGACGGTAAGATTGAGGCCAGCCGCAACGGTGACAAATGACGTTGTCGAGCCTTTTAACTCGTAAAGTGTGCAGGCTCCTGCCACGCCGTTTAGCGCCAGATCGCCAATCCCGCCTTGGGTCAGCGTCATGTTTGCATCGCCGCCAGACGTAAAAGTCTTGGCCGTACTCGACGCCATCGTGATTGATGAGGCGTCGGCGTAAGTCAGCGCGCCTGCGCTGAATATACTGCTTGTGCCCGTAATGCTGATGTTTGCGCCGCCAGACCGCAGCGTGCCCGTGCTGGTGGACGAAAACACGTTTGCGGCCATGCTGAAGCCGTTGAGATCGAACGTGCCTGTGTTTGAGTGCGTGAACGTCTTGGCGCTCATGTCCAAGCCTGCACTCAGTTGCAAAGTCCCTGTGCCGCTGAACGTGATCGGCAGAGCCACCGTGGCCGCGCCGGGATTGAATAACTGGGTGCCGCTGCCGATAAACGACAGGGTGCCGGTGCCTGCGTAAGACCCGCCCGTTGTCGGAAGTGTGACGTTGCCCTGCGTGTTAACGCCCGCCGCGCCAACGCTGATCGTGCCTGACGCGCCGCTGAAGTTGAAGACGTTGTACGCGCCTGTGACGGTTGTCGTGCCTGCGCCCGAGAGCGTGACGTTGAGGGCCAAAGAGGCTGTGGCAACAGTGGTATTAAAGCCCGCCGTTGCGATGGTGACGTTTGGTGTGCCGGTGAGGATTGGTGTACCCAATACCGAAAGCACGGTGCCAGCGGCGATGGCGGTCAGCGCAATCGAGCCGCCGCCGAACGTGATAGCAGTGGCAGATGCGGCAATGCTCAAGGATGCGGCAGATAACGTAAAACCCGCCAGATTGAGGGTTCCGGACGAAAACGTGCAAGCCTTACTGGTGCCGCCGCTGCTTCCGAGCGTAAGGGTGTTGCCCCCGCCCACGAACGTCAGAGCCGATGACAGCACATACCCGTTCAGGTTGAGCGTCTGCGTCCCAATAAGTGTGAGGGCGCCCGTGGCTGACCATGTTCCTGCCGATACCGTGAGCCCACCAACACCGATGCTCATGATGTTTGAACCGGCGTAAGTAACGCCAGCACCGGACAACGTCAGACCTTGAACACCGGCGGTCGCCGTTCTGGTGACGGTGATCGCCGACGCGCTGTCCAGAAACACAAGATCGCTGGCAGTTGGCGCTAATTGGCCTCCCGCACCGCCAGACGTTAGCGACCAATCCGTGCCAGCGGCTGTTACCGCCCACGTTCCGGTTCCGCCGACCCAATATCTGTTAGCCATGATCCGGCCTTTTTAGGTGACGTCGAACCAGCCCGAAGCGTTGGCCGTGACGGTCAGCGTGCCAGAGGTCGCAGGAATGTCGGCAGGAGTGCTGTCGCCAACGAAATAGCCCACCAGCGGGTTCACAAGGCTGTACACGGTGCCTGAGAGGTAAATGATCCCGTAGCGCCACGCAGCGATGGACCCGCCTGAAGCCGTCCACACGCCGTTGGCAGACGAGAACTTGTAACCGCCCGTTATTGCCGTTGACGCCAGCGTGCCCAGCGTCACACCGCCGGCCGTGTAGCCGAAGGCTGCCGAGATCTCGTTGGCCGATGCATCCGACCAAAGCGAATGGCCAGCGACAGTCACGTCTGGCGTGTACGCCGAGGTCACAAGCGCAAGTTTGACCGTTGCGCCCGCAAGGCTGGCCGTGGTCAGGTTGTTCTTGTTTTTCGAATAGAGCGTGAAAGTACCCGCTGCCATCACTGCATTCCTTGTTCAGGTTGTTCAGGCGCGCCCATTGGCTGGCCCATTGGTTGCCCCATTGGCTGGGACGGGTCACTTTGCATTGGTGCGGGATCGATCTGCATGGGCTCACCCTGCGGCTCCGATGCCTGATCGGCAGCGTCTTCGTGGTCAGCCACTTCGCCCTGGTACACAGCCCCAGATGGCGCGGTGATCTTCATGACTTTGCGCCGGGGCTTGTTGATCGCCGCAAGCATTTCCTTGATCTCAGCCATGGGATCTACGTCAGGTGCTGCAGGTTCTTTGCTTTCCATGACGAC